TTAATTCTGAAGCTCCTATCGCGACCGAAGCGGTAGAAGCGGCACAAGCTCCAGTTGTAACTGCTCAATACATGGCATATACAAAGCCACGCATTGACACAAATGTTACAGCAGGACAATATCTAAATGCACAGGTTAAAGCATTGGCTGGAGATACCGATGCACGCGATCTAGTTGCAGCATTACAAATTGCAACAGTTTCAGAAAACACAGGAACTGTTCCACCAAATTACCTACGCGATGTAATTGGCGTAATTGATTCATCTCGCCCATTTATCGATTCAATCGAGCGCGCTCCACTTCCAGCATCAGGAATGAAAATTTTCACTCCAAAATTGGGAACTCAAGCAACTACAGCATTAACTGCTGAAGGTGTAGAGTTTTCATCAACTGATACAGCTGTAACATTCCAAGAGGACACAGTTGTTAAATTTGCAGGAGCAAACATTGTAAATGTTGAGTTGTTTGATCGTTCAGACCCATCATTTGCAGATCTATTAGTTCGCGAGTTAGCTGCATCTTATGCACAAAAGACTGATGCTTATGCAGCAACAATTGCAGCCGATGGTGCAGATACTTCATCTGGAGCATCACTTTACAAGGCAATTGCACAAGGTATTGCTGATTCTTATGGCGTTATGCGTTTCACACCAAACCGCCTATTAGTTGCAACATCAGGTGGATATGAGAATGTTGATTTCGCAAACATTCTTGGTGCAGTAGATGGTTCAAACCGACCATTATTTGCAGCTGGTGGATCACTACAGAATGCTGGTGGTTTAGTAACTCAAGGATCAACAAACGGAACAGTTGCTGGTCTTGACCTAGTTGTAGATCCAAACTACACAGGTAACACAGGTGGAACAAAGGTTGCATTGGTATATCCATCAGCAGCTATGAGATTCCATGAGTCAGGCACAATTGAACTCCGTGCCAATGTTGTAGCCAATGGCCGTATTGAAATCGGTCTATACGGATATGTTTGCGTAGTTAATCGCTACCCAACAGCATTCCGTAAGTTGGATGCAATAGCTTAATTTAACTGAGTGCCTATGGTTGCTCCCGATCATAGGCATCCTTTAATGGGAGTAAGGAGATGACATGCCTAGCATAATTTCAGCATCAGAGTTGAGAGCCGTATTAGGCGTGTCATCTTCCTTATATTCAGACGATTATTTGAATGGCATAATAGACACTAGCGAAAACACAATTTTGCCAATGTTAGTTACATTCAAAAGTCCAATTCAAAAAACAGTATTAAATGATAATGTCGCCACATTTGAAACACTTGGTGTGCATGAATTTACCGAAGGTCAATCAGTAGTTATCACGGGATGCGGAACACCTTACAATGGAACAAGAACAATACTTGCAGACAATCTTGGCGCAACTACCTTTTCAGTTGCAATCACAAATGCCGATGTCAATGAAGCAAATGTTATTCCAAGTGGAACTGCCACTTTATCTGGAGCATCAACTTATGTTGGAAACCAATCTATTCGCTCCGCTACCTTCGTAGTATCAGTAGAAGTATTCCAATCAAGAGTTGCAGCCGGTGGCCAAATCGAAGGCGTTGATTTTACAGCGACTCCATACAGAATGGGTCGATCACTTTATTCAAGAGTAATTGGAATTTTAGGGCCTTATGTAGATGTTGAGGGAATTGCTCAATAATGCCAGCATCAACAATTTTAAGTTCAGTTAGACAACCTTTAGCAACTGCTTTAGCAGGTGTTGCAGGAAATGTTTATTCATTTGTTCCTGAAACAGTTATTCCACCAGCAGTTGTTGTTGTACCTGATAGCCCATACCTTGAATTTGATTTAATCAATAAAGCGGTTATTAAAACTAAAATTAACATGACCATTACAGCTGTTGTTGCTTACAATAGCAATCCAGCATCGCTTGACAATATCGAGCAACTTATCATGAGCATTCTGGCAGTTATTCCAAATGGATATATTGTCGGATCGGTCGAAAGACCTACTGTTACTACTATTGGTGCATCAACAATGTTGATCGCTGATATAAGAGTTTCAACTTACTACACACAAACAAACTAAGGAGTCAAAGTGCCTACCACAGTAATCACGGGCAGAGATGTTACCTTCACTATCGGTGGTAACACTTTCGATGCTCAAGCAACAAGCGCAGTTTTAACTGGTACAACAAACCGCCAGACTTACGAAACTTTGGATGGTAAAGCCTACAAAGTAATTGATAACGATTTCACACTTGCTGTTGAAATGTTGGCAGACTGGGGCGCAGCAGGATCTCTATGCGAGATTTTATGGGGCGTAACAGAGTCAGCACCAAACACAGGCATCAGCACAGTATTTACAGCTGCATCAGGCGCAGTATTTACTTTCCAAGTACTTCCATCATGGCCGTCAGCTGGTGGTGCAGGAAATGATGCACAAACAGTTTCTTTAACATTCCAAGTTATTGGAGTGCCAGCAGAATCATTTAGTTAATAAATAGAAACGGGAGCAACTAATGAAACTACCAATCACAATTGAATACAGCTCAGGCGAACAAGCAACTTATATTGCCCAACCGCCTGAGTGGCAAAAGTGGGAAAAGTCAACTGGAAACACAATTGGTCAAGCCCAAGAAAAAATGGGAATATCTGATTTAATGTTTTTGGCATACCATGCACATAAGAGAGAAGCTGCTGGTAAGGCAGTCAAACCTTTTGAAACTTGGTGTGAAACAGTTACTGATGTAATTGTTGGTGATGCAAACCCAAAAGCCACCCAGCAGGAAGCCTAAATCGCTTATTGGTTCAACTGGCAATAGCCACAAAGATTCCAATGAGTGAATGGGTTGATGCAGATGACATTATGACAGCATTAGAGATATTGGAGCAGAGGAATGGCAAGTGAAGCAATTGCTTACAATCGCTCTGACTTGCGCGATATTCTTAAGGCTTTCAAAGCGATGGATGACCAAGCAACAGAGGAAGCAAGAACTCAATCTGCTGCTCTGGCGTATTTTGCATCAGAGGAAATTAAACAAGCTGCTGCAACAAGAACAAAATCTGGTAAGGCAGCCGTTAGAGTCGCGGATGGTGTTAGGATTTCAAAATCATCTAAGATCGGTGAATTCAGATACGGATTTGCAAGTCAGAAATTTTCAGGTGGTGCTACTACGCAAACCTTATGGGGTGGCCTTGAGTTTGGTTCAAATAAATTCAAACAGTTCCCTAGTTATTCGGGAAGGCAGGGTCGTGGATCTCGCGGATGGTTCATATATCCAACCCTTCGTAGAATTCAGCCTGAATTGATTAACAAGTGGGAAGCAGCATTTGATCGTATTTTGAAGGAGTGGGGATAATGGCAACTGGTAATCGCACACTCAAACTCTCGATTCTTGCCGATGTCGATGAGTTAAAGAAAAGTCTTAAAACTGGCGAAACCGAAGTAAAAGGATTTTCTGACAAAGTAAGCGACTTTGGAAAGAAGGCTGCCGCTGCATTTGCCATAGCTGCTGCTGCCGCTGCTGCCTATGCCACTAAATTAGCCGTTGATGGGGTCAAGGCTGCAATAGAGGATGAGCAAGCACAGTTAAGGTTAGCGAGCGCATTACGAAGTGCCACAGGGGCTACAGACGCCCAAATTAAAGCTACTGAGGATTACATAAGCCAGACTTCATTAGCAGTAGGAATTGCAGATGATGCTTTAAGACCAGCATTCCAAAGATTATCTGTTGCAACTGGTGATGTAACTAAATCTCAACAATTATTAAATTTAGCAATTGATATTTCAAAGGGAACTGGCAAGGATTTAGGTCAAGTTACCGAAGCCCTATCTAAAGCCTATGGTGGCCAAGATACACAATTAGCAAGACTTGGAATTGGTATTACAGCTGCCCAAGCCAAGCAATTATCATTCCGTGAGGAAACAGAATTACTTTCAAACCTTTATGGCGGAGCTGCTAGCCGTAATGCTGAAACCTTTCAAGGCCGTATTGATCGCCTAAAAATAGGATTTGAGGAAGCCAAAGAAACTATTGGATTTGCTTTACTTCCAGTCATTGAAAGACTTATTGGATTTATATTCGAATACGGCACACCAATAGTTGATAAGTTTAGAGATGCGTTTAGAATTATTAAAGATGCTATTGACAGAAATAGAGAGTCATTTAATGAGTTTTGGGTATTGTTAAAAGATAGAGTCTTTCCTATATTGCAAACAGTATTTGGATTTTTACTTGATGTTGGTGCTAAGGCAGCAGCAGCGATTATTGATGCCTTTGGCAAGATAGTTGGCGCAATTACTCCAGTATTAAATTTTATTATTGATGCAATCAATAAAGTAATTGATGGAATTAACTTAGTAAAGACTGGCGCAGATATTGGCAAAATAAGTCCAATTGGTGCTAGTGGTGGTGGGTTTAGTGGTGGTGGATTTGCAGGATTAGGAGCAGCTAGAGCAGGTGGAAGTGTTGGTTCTAGCGGTAGTGGTGCAGCAGGTGGATTTATTGGATTAGGTGGAATTGGTGGTACAGGTGGTGTTGGTGCAGGTGGTGTCGGTGGAGCTGCTGGCGCAACTAGCCTAAAAGATTTAGCAGATAAACTGTTAAAAGTTCAAGATCAATTTACAGATTTGACATTCCAAGTTGCAACAGGTGGAATAAGTAAGTCAGCTGCACAAAGACAATTTGATGCTTTAGAAGCACAATTTAGGGTGCTAGAAAAACAAGGCAATACATTAGCAGCCAATCCAAACATAATTATCAATGTATCAGGTGCAATAGATCCTGAAGGAACTGCTAGAGCTGTTGCTAATCAATTAAATAGTCAGGCTGCTAGAAGCGTAACCGCGCTCAGGGATAGATAATGTCAGATTTTACGCCTGACTGGAAATTAACTGTCGGTGGTGTTGATTACACTAATATCGCAATTTCAGATGTTCAGCATCAAGCTGGCAGATCAGACATTTATCAGCAACCGCTTCCATCATATTGTCAAATAACCTTAGTTGCATTGAATGGGCAAACATTACCTTTTGACATAAATGACAGTTTAGATTTACAAGTCAAAGATAGTTCAAATACGTATGTAAGTTTATTTGGTGGCGATCTTACGGATGTAACAGTTCAGGTCAGAAATACTGGTGCAGCAGCCACAATTATTGAATATACATTATTGGCGATGGGTTCACTTGCTAAATTAACCAAAGAAATTTGGGATGACAATATCTCACAGGATGATGATGGCGACCAGATTTATAACATCCTTTCTAGCGTATTACTTGGAACTTGGAATGATGTGCCATCAGCTTCACAATGGTCAACTTATAATGCAACTGAAACTTGGGAGGATGCAGTTAATTTAGGATTAGGCGAAATAGATCAGCCGGGTCTTTACACAATGACTGCACAATCAACCACAGTCGATACAATTTACAATATAATTTCAGATATTGCTAATTCAGCATTTGGTTATATTTATGAGGATAATGCTGGCAACATAGGTTATGCAGATGCAGACCACAGACAAAACTATCTTTTAACAAATGGCTATGTTGAACTAGATGCTGGTCATGCTCTAGGTAATGGCCTTTCAACTGTAATGAGATCAGCAGATGTTAGAAATGACATATACATAAATTATGGCAATAATTTTAATTCACAGGTCACAGCTACAGATGCCGCATCAATTGCCCTATATGGCTATAAAGCCGAAACTATCAATTCTAGGATTCAAGGTGCTGTCGATGCTCAGGCTATTGCTGACCGTTATATCGCTCAAAGATCCTACCCACAGCCAGCATTCCAATCCATAACATTCCCAATCACTAACTCTGAAATTGATAACGCAGATCGGGATGATCTATTAGCTGTATTTATGGGGATGCCGGTAGATATTCAAAACCTGCCTGCTCAAATATCAGGTGGCACATTTCAAGGATATGTCGAAGGTTGGTCATGGAGTACACGATTTAATGAGCTGTTTTTAACCATCAATGTTTCTCCAACCGCATTTAGCCAAGTGGCGATGCGTTGGAATACCACGCCAATAACAGAGGCTTGGAACACAATCGACCCAACTTTAACTTGGGAATACGCTACAATAATCTCATAGGAATAGGATAAAATGGCAACCACTACTAATTATGGCTGGACAACACCAGACGACACCGCGCTGGTTAAAGATGGCGCAGCTGCTATTCGCACACTTGGTTCATCTGTTGATACCACAACCAAAAACTTAAATCCTGAAACAACTCTTGGCGATCTTGCTTATCGCTCATCAACTGCCAATGTTAAAACTAGATTAGGACTTGGATCGGCTGGACAGGTACTTCAAGTAAATTCTGGCGCGACTGCTCCAGAGTGGGCAACGCCGTCAAGCGGTGGAATGGATTTAATTTCAACAACTACTTTAAGCGGTTCAACAACAACTTTAACAAGCATCCCCGGAACTTACAAAGATTTAAGAATAATTGTTAGAAATATGGATAGTAATAATGATCCTGCATATTTAGGAATAAGAATGAACGCAGATGCTAATTCTTCAAGGCATAAAAATATAACAAGTTTTGGCACAACAACTAACTCATCTTTTGACGATACTATTTGGGAAGTTATGTATCCAGTAGATGATGTAAGTGTTGATAATTTTGCTTTAATAGATATTTACGATTACACAAACACCACGACATTTAAGATGGGTAGTATTTTAAGTGTTGGAAATAATCAAACCACAGTTACAAACATAAATGTAAAAACAAGTCTTGGAATTTACAATCAATTATCTGCAATTACTTCTTTAGAATTTCGTGCTGTAATTGGAAGTTTCACAGCAGGAACAGTCCTACTTTACGGAGTTAAATAATGGCTAAATCAACAAGACCTGCAATAAGAATTCACGACCTTGCAACAGATGAGATTATTGATCGAGAAATGAATGATGCTGAATTTGCTCAATATCAAATAGATCAAGCAGCTGAGACTGCTCGTAAAGCCGAAGCCGAAGCAAAGGTAACTGCAAGAACAGCATTACTTGAAAAACTTGGCATTAATGCTGATGAAGCAAAATTGTTACTTGGCTAATGAAGCCTTGGTTATCTAAAGCTGCTGACACGCTTCGCGACCAAATAAATGAAACATGGTTGGATCGCGATAAGCGAAGTGATGGGTGGATTTCTGATAGTAAACATGCACTTCGAAAATCAGATCACAACCCACGACCAGACGGAGAAGTTTGCGCGATTGATATTGACGCTGGCTTATCTAACGAACAAGGGATTAGTCATGCTTTGGCAGATCAACTTCGACTCACAGCAAAAAAAGATAAGCGTATATCTTACATAATCTTTAGCAAGAAAATCTGCTCAAGTAAGTCATTATGGCGATGGGTCAAATATCGCGGCATTAACCCACATGACAAGCACATCCATATTTCATTCAAACCAAATCAAAATGGCAAGAAGTTCGACATCCCACTACTGAAAGGTAACTAATGAAAATCACCGATAAACAAAAGGCAGTCCTAAAGTCTTACTTTCGTGGAGTCTTAGTTTCATTCTTGACATTCTTGGCAAGTAATGAACTTGGATTAGATCCAGTTGTATCAGTAGTAATTGCAGCTCTTGCCGGACCAGCAGCTAAAGCACTTGATAAGACAGAGGCCGAATATGGCGTTGGATCGAATGACGCATGACCGCAAACGAATGGGTTGGCATAGCCGTTGGCGTAAGCGCCGTATCTACAAGTTTATTACTGGGAGTCCGCTTTCTTATTAAATCCTACTTGAA